GTCCTAGCAACAGATTTAGCCGGTATGGTTCTAGAGTTAGAAGCGGAAGATGGTGCTATAAGATATGGTGTTCTCGATTCTAGTTTGTGGCATAAGCGTGGTGATACTGGTCCTAGCTTGGCAGAACAAATGATTATGAAAGGTTGTCGCTGGCGACCATCAGATCGTTCTCGTGGGTCACGTGTTGCAGGTAAAAACGAAATACATAGACGTTTACAAATAGATGAATTTACAGAAGAACCAAGACTAGTATTTTTTAACAACTGTACAAATACTATAGCACAGTTACCAGCTTTGCCTATAGATAAAAAGAATCCTGAAGATATTGATACTTTATCAGAAGACCACTTGTATGATGCTTTAAGATACGGTATAATGTCTAGACCACGTTTCAATGTCTTTGACTTTGGAACTGGATCAACTCCTTCAATGGGGATGAGAGTAGCAGACAGTACTTTTGGATATTAAATGAATGGTATAAATCTTCACTTTCCTACTTGTGTATACTATGCTTATGAAATAATAAGTATGATAGAACATCAAGATGTTTTAGATAAATGTGATGAAATAAAAGAAGATATACTTACAGACGCTCTTGATCTAGGTTGGAACTGTGATGTCAAGACATCTGCTTATATGTCTAACTTAGCAGAAGATAGTGCTTTTGATATTTTAATAAACTCTATAAAAAACCATGTAAGTTTATTCTGCGGCGAAATGAATGTAGTTGTAAATGAAATAAATACTGTAAGTGCTTGGATAAATAGTAGTGTAAAAGGACAATACCAAGAAACGCACACACATGCAAACTCTAGTATATCAGCTATTTATTACTTAAAAGCACCAGAAAATAGTGGTGATACAGTAATTAAAATGCCCTATCATAAACATAATATGCTACCTATAAAAGAACAAAATGAGTTAACTTTTCAGACTATAAATTATAAACCAGAGGTAGGAAAACTATTATTGTTTGAGTCACATGTTCCTCATTTAGTAAGACCAAATAAGTCAGACGGAGAACGTATGACACTAGCAGCAAACTTTACCATAGTATAGGTAAAAAGGAAAAGTAAATGGCAGAAGAAACCGATGTCTTTATTGAGGACGATGCAATCGTTCTAGAAGATTCAGAAGAGTCAACCATAGACGATGCAGACACGTCTAAAATTATTCCATTTATTATGGAACGATATAATCGTGCCGATGACTATCGTCGTCAAGATGAAGAACGTTGGTTACGTGCATATCGTAACTACCGTGGTATCTATGGACCAGAGGTTCAATTTACAGAAGCTGAAAAGTCCCGTGTCTTTATTAAAGTAACTAAGACAAAAACACTAGCTGCATACGGACAGATTGCCGATGTTCTTTTTGCTAAGAACGCTTTTCCTATTAGTATTGATCCTACAGAATTACCAGATGGTATTGTTGAAGATGTATCTTTTGATCCTGCATTACCTGAAGAATTACGTGAAGATAAAAAGTCAGAGCCTGTATCTCCGTATGGATTTAGGGGAGATGGCAAAGAACTACCTGCAGGTGCTACTGCAAAGACATTACAAGAACTTCTTAATCCAGAACTTGATAAAAAACTAGAACCCATCACTGGTCTGCAACCAACAATTGGAACTACACCTACATCTGTCACGTTTAGTCCTGCAATGATTGCAGCTAAAAAGATGCAAAAGAAAATTCAAGATCAGCTTGAAGAATCCTCTGCATCTAAACATTTACGTAATACAGCATTTGAGATGGCTTTATTTGGTACTGGTATCATGAAAGGGCCATTTGCTGTAGATAAAGAATATCCTAGTTGGGATGATGAAACAGGTGACTACTCTCCTGTGTTTAAAACAATGCCTCAAGTTTCTCATGTATCTGTTTGGAACTTCTATCCAGACCCCGATGCAAACAATATGGATGAAGCACAGTTTGTTATTGAACGTCATAAACTATCTCGTTCTCAACTACGTGCACTTAAAAGACGACCTTACTTCCGTTCATCTGTTATTGAAGAAGTAATCGCTTTAGGAGAAAACTATAGTAAAGAATACTGGGAAGATGATTTATCTGACTATGCACCAGAACATGGCGTAGAACGTTTTGAAGTTCTTGAGTACTGGGGTATGGTTGACGTAGAAATGCTCATAGAGCAAGGCGTAGACATCCCTCGTGAATTACAAGATGCAGATGAACTACAGGCAAATGTTTGGATTTGTAATGGCAAACTACTACGCATGGTTATGAACCCATTCAAACCTGCTAAGATTCCTTATATGGCAGCACCTTATGAACTAAATCCATACTCATTCTTTGGTGTAGGTATTGCTGAAAACATGGACGATACGCAAACATTGATGAATGGTTTCATGCGAATGGCTGTTGACAATGCTGTATTATCTGGTAACCTTTTGATTGAGGTAGATGAAACTAACCTAGTCCCAGGCCAAGACTTATCAGTATACCCAGGCAAAGTATTCCGTAGACAGGGTGGTGCACCAGGACAAGCTATCTTTGGCACCAAGTTCCCCAACGTTGCAGGTGAAAACTTACAGTTGTTTGACAAGGCACGTGTTCTTGCAGATGAATCTACTGGCTTTCCTTCCTTTGCTCATGGACAAACGGGTGTGCAAGGTATAGGACGTACAGCGTCTGGTATTAGTATGCTAATGGGTGCAGCTACTGGCAGCATCAAGAACGTTATTAAGAACGTGGATGATTATCTACTACGCCCACTAGGTGAGGGCATGTTCCGCTTTAATATGCAGTTTGACTTCGATCCTGAGATTAAAGGTGACCTAGAAGTTAAAGCACGTGGAACAGAATCACTTATGGCTAACGAAGTACGTAGCCAACGACTTATGCAGTTCATGCAGGTTGCATCTAATCCCGCACTTGCACCGTTTGCTAAGTTCCAATATATTATTCGTGAGATTGCAAAATCTCTAGACCTTGACCCTGACAAAGTAACTAACAATATGAGTGATGCTGCAATTCAAGCTGAGTTGATGAAAACATTTCAGCAAGAACAACAGCAGCAGCAAGGGGGCGCACCAGCAGGTGCAAACCCAATGGATACATCAGGAGCAGGTGGTGGTACTATAGGCATGGGCCAAGCACCTACACCACAAGAACAAGGATTTAGCGGTAATGCAGGACAGCAGGGAGCACCACAGCAAACTCAAGGGGCTGGTCAGCAACCAAGCCCAATGGTCTAAGTTTGAAGAATACTTAGACTTTATTATAACACAACAACACCGTACTATGGAACAAACTAGTGAGCCTGTTGCGGTATATAGAGCACAAGGTGCAATCTATCAACTTCGCAGACTTAAACTTTTAAGAGATGAGATTTTAAAGAATGGCTGACAAGAGAAAAAAGAAACCACGTAACAATTGGGAGAAACTGGTAAGTGCGTTTGAGGACATAGACCTTAATCCTTTTGATGAAGTGTCTCTTAAATTTGAAGGGGATGCCAGAGAAAGAGCATTTGCTAAAATGTTAAAGGCTGACCCTGAACGTGCACAAGAAGTGTTTCCAGATTTATTTAAAAAAGTTAGTGATAAAAAAGCAGAAGGCGGGGATACAAAAGAACCTGAATGGGATTTATCTTCTAAAGAATATGATGGTAAAGAGATAAATGTAATTACATTTAAAGATGGTAAAGAATTAACGTTACCAGAAATTGAATATATGTTTGAAAAAAATAAATCTGCACCAGAACCAGTTCCTTCAAAAACAACATCAAAAGTAATATTAAATTTTCTTGAAGAAAGAAATCCTACTAGGGAAGAATTTATAAATTATTTTTCTGGGAAAAAACTTAATAAAGGTGGTACTACTATGAAAGACCAAATGTCTATGTTTGAAGAAGGCGGCCTCAAAGAAGAGGGCGGCATGGTAGACGAGGAATCAGGAAATGATGTTCCTACTGGAAGTACTAAAGAAGAAGTACGTGATGATATTCCTGCCATGCTAAGTGAAGGTGAGTTTGTATTTCCTGCAGATGTAGTACGTTATCACGGCTTAGAAAGACTTATGGAACTTCGCCAAGAAGCTAAGATGGGCCTAAAGAAAATGGAAGCTATGGGTCAGATGGGTAATGCTGACGAAGCTACACTGCCTGATGATATTCCATTTACTGTAGATGATCTTATTATTATTGGTGAGCCTATGGAAATGGAAGAGCCAGAAGAAAAAGCACACGGCGGTGTACTACACGCAAATCAAGGTACGTTTGTTCCTGCTTCACCACAACAACAAATTTCTACAGGTGTTATAGGTAATCAGCAATCTATGTATGCAGGTACTAATGCAGGTATGCCTAATGTTAATTCAAATGCAGGATATATTCCTGCTAGTTCCGTTATACCTACAAACCCAACTATAGGTATTAATGCAAATCCAAATATAGGCATACCTACTGCAGCACCTGCAACTGGGTATTCTCCTTTATATCAACCTACACCTACACCAACAGTAGCACCTAAGTTTGAGGCAGACGCAGTAGAATTTACTGGCGTTGATCCTGATAAGTATACTGATCCAACAAAAATTGCAAACGAAGCTGTTGGAAGTACTGGCACTACAAATGTAGCCAGTACACAAACTATAGCACCAGCAGAAGATGATGGTGATAAAGATATGATCCGTCAGTTAAAGGATACTGCTGATCGTGAAAAAGCGCAAGCTGCCTACCAACAAAAACAAGCAGATTTAAAAGAGGGTAGTGCAGATACCCTTGTACAAAGATGGCTAGATAATAAACGAGTGCTTGGTGCAGGGCAAACACTATTTGGTCTTAGTCCAGTTATAGGTGGCCTTACAACTGCTGCAGGATATCGTGACCAAAAACAACTTGAAGAAGCACTAGATAAACGTTTTGAAGGGTGGCGTGAAGGTAAAGGTCTATCAAAAGAAATAACGCAGCAATTAAAAGATTATGAAGAAGGTGGTTTCTTTAGGAATACAAAAGCATTTGGTAATAAACTATTTGAAGACGCAAAATCTGCGGTAATGGGATTTGGTAAGAACTTTACTAAAGAAGGACAAGTTGAGTTTTATCAAAAATATGCTAACGATGGCCCTAAATATAATATTAATGACAATCCATATTCAGGTGGTGGTAACATACAAGGGTTTGTAGCAACTGGTAAAATAAACGAAACAACTGGTTTACCTCAATCTTCTGGTATGCTCTCTATTAAAGAACAACAGTCATATGATAATGCTGTAGCAAGAGGAGATGCTGCAACAGCAAATCACCATGCTATCATTGCAAGACATCGTGCTGGACAAAATGCGTATGCAGCAGCCATGAAAGAGTATGAAAAAACTGGCAGTGCAGCCGCTTTAGCTTCAGCGGAAGCCTTGGGTAAAAACATGTCTTCTGCAAGTAAAGAACAAGCAATTAGATTTGGCGGTAGTGTTCACAGTGCTGTTGAAAATGGAACAGCCAAAAAGAAAACAACAACTGGAACGCAGTTCTTTTCTAAGTATATACCTGACAAAGAAAGTTCAGACAATAATGATAGTGATAAATCAAGTTCAAATACAGGCGGCTATAGCTGCTACGTAGCAACTGCGCTAAATGATAAAGGTTACTGGCCCACAATTAAAAAGATAAAACTTATTAAGTGGTGCATGGATGCAAAGCCAGAAGATAAGTTTGACACAAAGCTATGGCGTAATGGCTACACAGTATTTGGTAAAACAATTATTGCACCTCACGTAGACAATAAAGTTATTCAGTGGCTGTCTGATGGTTTTTATGATTCTAGAGTTAAAAATAAAAAAGATGTAAAATCTTTAATTGGCCTCTTGTTTTTCTATATTCCATCATATACAATTGCATTGTATAAAATGTTACGTAACGATCTAGTAGATATTGAAAGGACTTAACATGGAAGAGGAAGAACTATTACAAGGTATGGAGTCTTCCATGCAGTCAGGTGAAAACATGACTGTTAATGAATACACAAATACATTAGTTGATCGTATAAATAATCTAACAGACAATGAGAAAATTTCTTTATTAGATATGTTTGGCTCTGAAGAGTTTCAACTTATTGGAAAGATACTTGGTCCTGAAGTTACAAATACAGTTGGAAAACAGATAAACTTCTTTGCAGAAGAAGCTGTGTTAAATCCTGAAGGCGTAGAACCTGTAGAAGAGTTCCAAGGTCGGATGCAACGAGAAGAAAATGAAGATCAAACAGAACAAATGTTTAGACAAGCACCTTCAGAAATGCGTGTCATGGAAGAACTAGAAGATCAACCTGACACACTTGTGTGATAACAACACATTAACTTGTTATATTAGCTGGCTACCCATCCCCCTAACCGACATGGCTACGGTGGCCCCAGTATAGGAAATCAAAATGACAGAAGCAATGGTAGAAAAAGTAGAAACTAAATCTGCTTTTATTAATAAAAAATATAATAATGAAGAACGTTTAAAGAAAGACGAAGAAGAACTAGAACAACTAATAGCAGAACAAAAAGGTGAACAACCAGAACCTGAACCAGAAGGTGGTGAAGAAAAGTCTTTTAAAAAACGCTATGGTGATCTTAGACGACATATGCAACAAAAAGAAAAAGAGTGGACAGATAAATTTGATAGTCTGCAATCTCAACTTTCTGAGGCAACTAAAAAAGAAATTCGCTTACCAAAGTCTGATGAAGACATTGAAGCATGGACACAAAAGTATCCTGACGTAGCAGCAATCGTAGAAACTATTGCAATGAAGAAAGCAAGGGAACAAGCTGCTGAGTTAGAAGATCGTGTCAAGCTAGTAGATGAAATGCGTATTACAGCATCTCGTGAAAAGGCAGAAGCTGAGTTATTACGACTACACCCAGACTTTGATGAGATTCGTGATAGTGATGATTTCCATAATTGGGCAGAAGAACAACCTAAATGGATTCAAGATGCTCTATATGAAAATGATGCGGATGCACGATCAGCAGCACGTGCTATTGATCTTTATAAAGCAGACCGTAACATTACTGCTAAAAAATCACGAAATACAAATAAGGACGCTGCACGTTCAGTAGATGCACGTAATAGTCGCAGCCGTCCTGAAACAGACGAGACTTCTTCATTCATTCGAGAATCGGATGTACAGAAAATGTCTCCACAACAATACGAGAAGATGTCTGATGATATTATGGAAGCTATCCGTACAGGCAAATTCGTGTATGATTTATCTGGTTCTGCTAGATAACCTATTGACATATTAGTTTTTATAAGTATAACTATATGTATAATCGTAAGTGGTACAGCCCCTATACGGAATACCTGTACCACCTTACACATTTTTAAGCAAACAACATATCCTTTCGGACAACCTAATAAGAGTGGCCCGTATGTATGTTAACGTATAACTGATCATTATCGTAAACAGAACATATGCACCCATAGACTATTAGCCTTCGTATAAGTATAGTTAGTTTTGCATCTGTCATGCTTAATGCTAAAGGAGAAATACAATGGCATTTTCAACAGCAGCGGGTTACGGAAACTTACCAAACGGTAACTTTTCTCCAGTAATCTATTCCAAACAGGTGCAACTTGCGTTCCGCAAGGCATCTGTTGTTGAAGCAGTGACAAACTCTGACTACTTTGGTGAGATCGCAAACATGGGCGACTCAGTTAAAATCATCAAAGAACCTGAGATCACTGTTAAGGCGTATGATCGTGGTACTACAATCACGCCACAAGATTTGGACGATGAGGATTTCTCATTGACCATTGACAAAGCGAACTATTTTGCTTTCAAGGTAGACGATATTGAAGAGGCTCATAGCCACGTCAATTTCCAAAGCCTTGCATCTGACCGTGCGGCATACCGCCTAGCGGATCAGTTTGACCAAGACGTTCTTGGTTATTTGTCAGGTTACAAACAATCTGCAATTCACGGTAACGCAAACACTGCTAACACAACTGTTAACGGTTCTAAAGCGGTAGCGACTGCAGGTTCTGACGAACTGCTTGCTTCAATGAAGTTGGATGCTTCTGACTTTAACGCAGGTACAGCAGCGCAATCTATTGCATTGCTACCACGTACTGGTGGTGCAACAGCTACACCTTCAACAGCAGGTGAAGCAAACCCATTGCAAATGATTGCACGTATGGCTCGTAAACTAGACCAACAGAACGTTGACACATCTGGACGGTGGCTTGTAGTTGACCCAGTATTCATGGAAATTCTACGTGACGAAGATTCACGTCTTCTAAACGCAGACTTCGGTGAGTCAGGTGGACTTCGCAACGGTCTTGTGTTGAACAACCTACATGGTTTCCGTGTTTACGTTTCAAACAACCTACCAACAATTGGTTCTGGTCCTGCAACAAACGCAGCGTCAAACGCAACTAACTACGGTGTTATCGTAGGCGGTCATGACTCAGCGGTTGCAACTGCAGAGCAGATCAATAAGACAGAAACATATCGTGACCCTGAC